GTACAACAAAAAGGAGCATTTATGCAACATTCGTCACATCAAAGTTTAGTATTAGGAGGATAGGCTTATGGCAATTCCAAGTGGATCAGGAACAGAGGTTCTTAAACGAGTAACATTACATGCAAATAATGGTGCATGGACTGAGATACTATCTGGAACAGCAAATCATATTTATACAATATTATCAATTATATTTTGTGATCAACAAAGTGCATCTGGAACAATAAGTATAAGAGTTAATGATGGTTCAAATGATGTTATGTTAATATCTGGACAAGCACATGGATCAGGAGAAACATTCATATTTAATGATAAATTTGTGTTGGAAGAAGATGATGATATAGATGTTTATAATTCTGTAACTAATGGTGATTGGTACATCAGTTACATAGACCAAGACTGGACATAAGGAGTTAGCATGAGTGGAATAGTTGGACAAAGGAGATAAATATGGCAATAGTGCATGATATTGTAAGGAATATCTGGTTTGAGGAAGATGAAGTAAAGGAAGATGATATAGCAAAGTGGAAGTCAGAAGAATATAAACGTAATCGTATTATTGCTTATAAGGGTTTAGGTTCATTTGATGAACAGTTAGATATGCAATATTGGGATCAAGTGAATGATACAACAAAATGGAAAGATGCTATTACTGAAATAAAAACTAAGTATCCAAAGGATATGGAATACGATTATAGTAAAACGAAACCAGAACCGAAAGGAGGAGAATGAGCGGTATTGTTGGTCATGTAGGAGGGAAGTCAGGAGTTATTGGAGAACTTACTAATAATTACTTAAATAGTCAGACTTCTGGACAAACAAGTGGTTTTACAGACTACCCCTATTTTTATGGGTTTAAATTTTTAGGATATACTTCTTCTGGAGCAACAGGAGTTACTCTCCAGTCTGGTAGTTGTGGTATTGCTATTGGTTCGTATAATGATGGTGGAAGTTGGAATAGGAGAGGATTTTGGTACTGGAAGCGTTGCAATGGTGGGACTTCATATTATGATACAGTTGTTGAAATGCATATAAGTGGAGTAGGAGGGTCTACAGCAGCAATGGCAATTTCTCTTGACAGTTCTCATGTGGTGACTATCAACGTAGGAAATTTATTTGTATACACACAATCTGGATAAACTAAAGGAGTAACAGAGCATGACAAGAGCTAGAACCAATGCAGATCAGGCACACACCGAATCACTTAGTGTAGTACCACACATAATCCCTGATGTGCTGTATCCTGCGGTTGCTAATATAATGGTGGATGGTTCTACTGCATTATCTGCAAGTACAACTGGCCCAAATAGTTCCACAGTTACTTCAAGTAAATATGGCACAGTACAGTCTGATGGCAGGATGTACTACTACACAGACATCAAGGGAAGCAAGCCGATTAAAGACCCACGCATTGGGGCCCATTTTGGTAGTCAGAGGTATAAGTTTAAGTCAGTACAACTACTAGAACAAGAGACTGCAACTCATGGTTCTAATGTTTATTCAATAGATGGTAGAGAATGGATTAGAACTGTTGGCAATCAGTCCATGAATAATACTAATGATGGACATTACCTAACAGTAAATGCGGCAGGAGAATTTATAGAGATAACAGGGTATTTTAATGATGCTAATATAATACTACTTGCAGGGCCGGGTCAGGATATTTTTAATTTACATCTTAATGGAACTTCCTTAACGGATGCTGGAGTAGATACATCTATAGCCACCCCTATAGGTAATAGATATGTAGATGGAGGATCAGTTGTTAATATTGCATTTTCAACTACTCCTACACTTGGAATTAATACAATAACAATAACTTACCAAGAGTGGCTAGGTGTATACGGCATAGAACTAATAGCCCAAGACACTTCCAGCACAGCAAACCGATCCAAAATCCAGATTCCCTCACAGAATGTAGTTTCCTACGGAAAGAAGTTCACAGTCTCCGGCACACCACACTACAACCCATTTGCTTTCAAGACTGACGGCACAACATCATGGACATCCGGCAATCATAATGGTACTGCATGGCCTGTAGGAACAGGGTCTAGTGCAAACATAGATACTGCAACCTCACTTGGTTTGGATGCTTGGGTTTCAACGAATTACTACTACCCCTACAATGGTGGCAGAGTTGTCTGGTGGGTAGACTCTAGTGGTACTCTAAAGTGTTCAGTTAATATGATGCCTCCGAATGCTCGTAATATAACTTCAACTGCGGTCACTGAGAAGGGAGATGATTCGGCAGGAACTACGAGTGCGGCAGTAGCAAATAATACTTATCTTCCAACCTTTACAGATCAAGCAATAGACCACTCATTAGCAGAAGTTGCAAAGACATACAATTTTAGAGAGTTTGGGAATGGAAGTGCTAATGGGGGATCAGCTGGTACATATAGAGACTTCTCTACGCTTGATACAAATAATAGAAATATTGCCTATGTGATGGATGATGGACTAACAAGTTTAACTGCTGATTCACACGCTGCTCCTACTTCACCAGATCGAAATGGTCAAGCGTATAGGGCTGGAAATGATAATGAACCTTCTTATATTACCTTTATAGGAACAGGCATTAGTGGAATTAGGTTTCAGGATAATAGTGCTACAAAAGAATACGTTACCTATGCACAAAATTTACCTTATGGTACTCATGTATTAAAACTACTGAGAGTAAGTGGTGGATATGATGCTTTTATAGATGGTGTAGAAATAGAAAATTTAGATGGTTCTGGTGGAGCGGCAAGAATTGCTTGGAGTGATTTTACCTTCCACCAACCCAAGAAACCACCAATCCCAGAGGATGCAGTAGTTTTGGCAGACTATATGCTGATGGCAGATTATGTTGCTCAGACTGCGGCTGGTGCAACTAAAATATCTAAAGGTGTTAGAAGATGTAATGGAACTAGAGATGTCATGTATGATTCTTCTGCTGCATTTACAGGAGCTGTAACCATAAATCTAACTGATGGTGGGGAATGGGGATTTTTCGCTGCAGATTCAAATTCTGGGCAAGTTATGAATTGTACACTTCCTTATTTTGGCACAACAGCACAAGGCAATGGACAAGCACAGGATGCTGCTGGATTTAATAATATGCAATATTCTGTTTCTGGTAGTGCATATGCAAATTCGACTGAAACAATTTTGAATAATAATGATCATACTTATGCAGACCCAGTAATTATTACAACGGCAATGACATTAGGCAGTAATGGTATAAAACATATTTTGGGTGGTGGTGGATACAAATTCGTTGGATTTGATGTAGTTTCCCCAATCCACACCAGTTCACACTACCAGAGCTTTGAAACACCATTCCTAAAGGAGCTAGTTGGAGGCGATAGAAATATGGAACAAACTAATCTGGTGGTTACTGCTGACGGCAAAACATGGGATGAGGTTACTAGGGATACGAGTTATATTGGGAATACAGTAGTTCAAATGTATTCAGATAATGGGGCAGATACTCTTTTATGGGATATGTGTAGAGGTGCATTATATAGTTATGGACAAGCATACCAGAAAGACTTTGCCATAGCTTATGACCGACTGATTTGTTTAAAAAGTATGGAATGTAAAATACATCTTCACGATAGAGGTAATAGTTCAGCAGATACATTAAAAATATTAGTTAATGGTGGAGCAGTTATGACAGGCTCTTCTTCACTTGATGATAATTGGACACACTCTTCAATAGATATTATTATATCATTGAAAAGAGGAGATTATGTGCAAGCATATGCTGTGGATTCTCCTACTTCAGCACAATGGGGTAATTTTCATATTACAAGGTTAAACTAATGTATATTTCACATAAATTAAACGTAATTCAGCAAGTTGAAGAAGTTGAATGGAATTGTAGAAGAAAGACTAAAGGTTTAAACAAACCTGAGTATTGGGAGTGGTTAGCCACCATTACTTCTGGTGATCCTCCTGTAGTAGATTACTCTGGTGAAACTGGATATACGATAGTTGAATGTACCGATGAAGATGTTAATGCAAGACTTGCTCAGTTAGGTGATTACCAAGCAGAGGGAGTTTACAACATCAAATACTATGCTTCCAAAAGGGATGCAGAAGAAATTCTGGACATAGACGGAAAGAGTCACGATCCAAAGCAGTATGTTAGTTCTCACTTTGTAGGAGATGATTCAGCAAAGGATGCAAGGCTACTGGCAGATAAGTGGGCTAATGTAAGATCAGAGAGAAACAGTAAGTTAGCAGAGACAGACTATCTGGCATTATCAGACAATACACTAGCAGACAATATGAAAACCTATAGGCAGGAGTTAAGAGATGTCCCCACTCAAAGTGACCCTGATAATATTACTTGGCCTAGCAAGCCTTAGCTGTTCTTCTGGCGATTCAAAGATGGGCTACTGGATTGATGACAAACCTCTTAGGGGAACGATAAGAGCAAATAAGGAGAATGTACACCCATACCGGCAATGTGTTGATGAGGAAACCTTTAAAAATATAAAATGTAAATGAATGGAGAGGAAAAGTTAGAACCAGTCCTGGCGGTTAAATTAACAAGGGCAATCTGGTTAATGGTGTTTGCTATACTGTGGCTTGGATACATGATAACGAGCTTTGAGGATAGCGTGGAGACCGTAGTAACGACTAGGATGATGGAAATTGCAGAAATTATTGATCACGAGATGGATGATGTGAATGATAATTATGAGGCAAGTTTTGGCTTGTTATTAAAAAACCAATGCAGTGATGCATACAAGAAGGCATTTGACAACAAATGTGAAGGCAGATCTTTAATAAAAGACTTAGTAAAAAAACAACTACAACTTAATCCCTCATTAT